CTCGCAGAGTTTCGTGAAAAGCAGAAGACAATCTATCAGGCAATCGAAGACACCCGTGCCCAGATCCGAAGCGGTGTGATTCAGCAGGAACTGGCACTGGCCGATCAGAAAGGGAACGAACAGTGAAGATCGACGCACGCAAGGTTAAGACAGCAATCGGGATTATGTGGAAGCCGACAATTGACGGGGAGGACGTGACAGCATGTTGCTTCTTCTCCCCGTCCATGGCGCGGCGGGCCGCCGGCAGTGTTGCGAAATATCGGCAACGGAAACCTAACGCCGAGTCTCACGGGCGGCGTAGCCGTACCGTGCAGCCTCTTCTTGGCAGTCTGGATGGTGACGCATGAAGGTTGCATACGAAAACGAGAACGTGACGCTGTGGCATGGCGACTGCCGGGAAGTGATCCCGACGTTGCGTGTCGTGCGGTCATTGCGTGCGGGCAAGAAGCCTTGAACGGCAAAGAGGCCAACAAGTAATTATACACAAGATTTCGGAACAAATGGCTGACGCCTGTATATCCGGCAAAGCCTTCGTAATGGGTTGACGGCACGGCCAATAATACTATGGAAATTTCACCCGTAGAAATCACCGCCAAGTGGAACATCAATCTGCGCGACCTGTTCGGCTCGACGATTGAGCGGCTCATGTCAAAAAGGCTCTGGACAAGGCTTGGCAACCTGCAACGGTTTCGGATGAAGGACCGAACCGCGAAGGGCGTTGATATTAACAATCAGCCGTTCACGCCGTACTCCGAAAGCTATGCCGACAAGAGGCGGGAAGCAGGGTTTCAGATCGGAAAGGTTGACCTTAATCGTTCCGGCAGGATGTGGGCGTCCCTCTCCCAGGAAGCGCACGACGAGTCCGTCGAAATCTTCTTCGCCGGCGAGCCCGCCGCTCGGGCGCACGGGCATAACTTCGGGGTTCCGGGACGGCTGCCGCAGCGGGAATTCTTCGGCATCTCAGACGATGACAGGACCGCAATCATTGACGAAATCTTGAAGAACCTATGAACAAGATGAACGCTAAAAAGGAAGCGGAAGTGGAAAAGATTACCTGGTCAACGGTACGTCGAAAAGTCGCTGATCTGGTGCCTGCATCGTACAACCCCAGGGAAATGACTTACGAGCAGGACAGGGCTCTGGAGACTTCGCTGGAGCGTTTTGACCTGGCTGAGATTCCTGTTGTGAATGCTGACAATGGCCTGATCGGCGGTCATCAAAGGATCAGGAAGATGATCGAGCTTGGCAGAGGCGATGAAGAGATAGATGTCCGAGTTCCGAGCCGGCAGTTGACAGAAGAGGAGGCGAAGGAATTGAACGTCAGGCTGAACAAGAACAGAGGCCAGTGGGACTTCGACATGCTGGCCAACCTGTTCGATACAGGAGACCTTCTTGAGTGGGGTTTTGATCCGGACGAACTTGGGGATGTTGAAGAAGTTGATCAGAGGTCTCCTGGAGGCCTGCAGGACGCAGGAAAGCTGGCAATCCAACCATTTGAACACTACGACTACGTAGTGTTTTTCTTTCGCGATCAGAGAGATTGGGTTCAGGCAATTGACCGGCTTGGACTGGAAAAGGTAGATGCAAGCCTGACGCGGAAATGCTCCAAAATCGGTCTAGGACGGGTGCTGAAAGGAGAGACGCTACTTGCATTGCTTAACGACAATAATTAGCCGCGGCAGGGCCGGAGAGGTGTCGACCCTAGACATTCTCCCAGGAACCATGCTGACAGTTCCGGCAGCTGAAGCCAATGCGTATAGAATCGCATATCCGGACGTTAAAATCCACACGATTCCAGATAAGGCCATTGGTATATCGAAAACCAGAAACGCGGTGTTGGATTCGGTGGATGAAGAGTGTGTGATCATGTTAGACGATGACCTCTTATGGTTCAATTGCATTTGCCGTCTGTCGCCTTTCAGGCTGTCACCGGACGAAATCTTGACGGTATTAAACGGTGCTGCGATGTGTGCCAAGGACGCAGAGGCTACCATTTTCGGCTTTGCCAATCAGCCGGACGTGCGGCACTTCAAAGGCTATGATCCATTTGGAATAAACGGCTGGATCGAGGCGGTGATAGGCGTGGTCGGACGAAGTATTCGTTGGGATGAGAAGTTAACCTGCAAGTGCGACACTGACGCCTGCCTTCAATGCTTGGCTGACACGCGGTTTATTTGGAGAGACCTCCGGTATGCTGCGGTGCACAGGCGTGAAACCAACAGCGGGGGAACGGCCAGCCTTAGAAGCCGTGAGACAATACAGAAGGAAATGGATTACCTCAAGCACAAGTGGGGGGATGCGATCAAATTTAAGTCCCGGAAGATATCCCAAATGAAGACCTTAATCACGACAAAAAGACGTCAAACAATCCATGCGGGGTCTTGACTTTTGCCGATGCGGTTCTATTATAAGTGTATGGTGCAAAGCCACTTATGCGTAACAAAAAGAAAAGGAGAAACCGCAATGGCAAGAAATCTGAGAACGAAACAAGGCTATGATTTTTATGAAATAGCAAGTCTGCTTCAGAAGGCGATCCGCCGAAACAAGCCTGCTCTGGCAGGATTCGCCGCACATGAACTCTATGCGAGCGGCTATGCGGGATATGCGTGGAAGAGACTGCTGACGGTGTCTGCCGAGGACTGCGCCGGCATTCTTACCAAGGAGATCATAGCCTTGCATGAGGCCTGGAAAATCGCCAATCTGTCGACACCGAAATCTCAAAGCCCCAAGGGCCGGGTATTCATGTCGAAGGCGGTCCTGCTTCTCTGCCAGGCGGAGAAATGCCGGGACGCTGATCACCTGGGAATCTTAGTCTATGATCGAAAGATGATTTCAGACGAAGATGTAGCAGAGCTGGATCGCTGTATTCCTGTGGGGAGGGTTGACATTCCGGACTATGTATATGACGTTCACACAAGGCGTGGGAAGGCAATGGGGCGCACGAAAGATCATTTCTTGAAGGAGGAGCAGGCGGCGCTGACGCCGAAAAACAACCCTAGCCAGCTGCTTCTGCCGTTATGACAACAGTACATAGACGCAATATCAAAAAGTTGATCCGTGGGGCGATCCCAGGCTCGGGCGGCATCAAAACATTGATCGCTAAACGGGCTGGAATCAGCCGGACCACCTTGGATCAATATCTATCGAAGCATGCCGACCTTGAAAAATTGTTCGAGGAGGAATCTGAGTCGGCGCTGGATGCAGCGGAGAGCCAACTACTAAGGGCGATTCAGCGCGAGAACCTTACGGCAATCATCTTCTTCCTCAAGACCAAAGGCAAGAAACGTGGTTACATCGAACGGTCCGAAATCGACTTGACGGACGTGTCAATTAAGATCCCGAACTCGCTGGCAGGCCTTGATTGAGGTTGGGAAATTCCCAACCTGCGACATTTTGACACACTGGACGATGCGTGAAGATCGATATCTCCAATCTCCCGAAAAATCTGCCGTCAGCTTTTATACCGATTCTCACCTACCAGGATCGGTATTTGGTATGCTGGGGCGGGGCAGGGTCCGGAAAATCCGAGGCAATAGCACGGAAGCATGTGGCCAGATGCCTGGCGCGGGCTGGGGCGGAGGGGCGTCCGCACAAGTTCCTTTGTTGTCGTAAGACGCTGACTTCAGCGAAGAAGTCTTTGGCCCCGCTGTATGAAGAGATTATGGATCAGTACGGAATCCCGATCAGTCGTCGAGAGGACGGGTTTTTGTTCTATACGCTCCCTGGAAGAAACCGGCTGATTGTTGCCGGGTTCGACGATCCCGAAAAGATCAAGTCGGTGCCTGGCATCACAGGGGTGTGGTTCGAGGAGGCCAACGAATTTGATCCAGCTGACTTTCGCGAGGCAAACCGACGGTTGCGAGGGTTGACCCCGAGCTATAAGCAGTTTTGCTTCTCGTTTAATCCGGTGCTCCGCTCAACCTGGCTTTACGAAGAATTCTTCGCCAATCAGAGCCATCGGATCACTGAGGGTTTGGACCAGGTGGCCATCGGGAACTACAAGGGTGGCGGAAAGATTCTCTTCCATCACTCGACCTACCGCGACAATCCATTCATTGACGAAGAATATAAAGGTGTTCTGAGAGGTCTTGCTCAATCGTCACAACAGGACTATATCATCTACGAGCAGGGCCTGTGGGGACGTCTAGAAGGCACTATCTACTATGCTTTTGGGCCAGACAATATTCAGGACGAGATAGAGTTGGAACCAGGACCGGTGTACTGGTCGCACGACTTCAACATCGGCGAGGGCAAGCCGATGTCATCCTGCGTCTGCCAGCGTCGCCGGCACGACGGCAGAGACGTCCTCTATGTTCTTGACGAAATCATTGTCGACGGCACGAACACGAATGATATAGTCGACGAGTTCAGAAACCGTTATCCGAACTTGAAGAATGTGATAATCTGCGGTGATGCCACCGGTCGCCGTCGAGACACCCGCAGCCGTACCAGCGATTATCAGATACTGCGTGACGCCGGCTTTCAACAGCAGGACGTGCCGCTTCAGAATCCGCCGGTTCGCGACCGCCACAACGCGGTGAACACGCGCCTGAAGTCTGTCGACGGCACGGTTTCGGTGTACATCCACCCGAGATGTAAGACTTTGATTCGCGGCCTGGAATCGGTCGCCCTGAAGTCCGGTGCCAGCTATATCGAGGAAGAAACCAGAGAACAGCACGTCACGACTGCTTTCGGCTACCTGATTGCACGGCTCTGGCCGGTGCAGCAGTGGAAGCATTCGGGGCAGAAGCATTGGAAGTGAAGAAAAAAAAATGACTTATTCATCGCGGCAGGTTCTGCCAAACGACCCGGCGGAACGCAAGAAATACCCGCTTTATCGCGGCTTGTTTCTGTACTTTCCACGCGCTCTTGCGGCAGTGGCTCATCACAGCTACATCGGCAATGAACAGCATCACCCCGGCACGCCGGTTCACTGGGACCGGAGCAAGTCGGGCGATGAAGAAGACGCGCTGCTGCGTCACGTCCTGGAAGGCGACTGGGAAGCCGTCGCCTGGCGGGCGTTGGCAAAGCTCGAAAAGCACCTAGAAGAAAAGGCCGGTGATTGACAAGCCGACTATTGACAGCGTTTCAAAACATCTTTAAGGGGCTCGCAGCAATGGATATTTCTGATCTAAAAAAGACTCACGCCGAATATAGCGCTCGCCTTGCACACTGGAAAAAGTGGCGGGCCGTCTATGACGGGACGGATGAAATCATCGCCGGCGAATACTTTAAGCAGCATGAACGGGAGTCGGACGAAAACTACGAGCGCCGCTGTGATGAAGCGCTTTCCTACGGCCTGTCGCGGTCGATTGTGGATCTGTTTGTGCAGTACCTGTTCCTGAACCCGCCGGAGCGGGATTACGGACGCCTCTCCGCCGATCTGCTGTTCGGCGCGTTCCTGGACGACTGCGACTATCAGAGCAACTCGCTTGAGCTGCGGTTGCGTGAAGACGCCAAGTGGGCCAGCGTCTACGGTCATATCGGCTATCTGGTTGACAGGCCGCGAGAAACATCTCAGAACCGCCAGCAGGACCTTGAGAACGACTGGCACCCGTACATTGTCCGCTACTTTCCCGATGCTATCCTGGACTGGCAGTTCCGACGCTTCAACGGCAAGCAGCGGCTGCAATACATCAAACTCTATGATTCCGACGGCACCTACCGGCTGTGGTGGCCGGAACGCTGGGAGGTCTGGTCCGTAACCGAGGACGGCACTCCTGTGCTTGAAGGGCAGGGGGCGAACCCGCTCGGGGAAATTCCGTTTGTCTGGCTGTATTCCGCGCCGTCGCCGGACAAGCCGGGCATCGGGATCAGCGACATGAAAGAACTGGCGCGGTTTGACCTGTCGATCATGAACAATATCAGCCAGGGTGATGAAGTCATTACCTACGCGGCCTTTCCCATGATGCGCAAGCCGATGAAGCGTGCGGGGGAAGAATCGGAGGACAGCACGGGACCAACCGCAGTGCTGGAGTTCAACCCCGAGTTTCCGGACGGCAAGCCTGACTGGCTCGAAGCAAAGGTCAAGGAGCCGATTGACGCCATTCTCGGCTGGATTGCCGCAAAAGAACTGCGGGCACACAAGCACGCGCACGCGACGTTTGTTTCAGGAATTGGCCAGGCAAACGCAAAAAGCGGCATAGCTCTTCAGATCGAATTCACCGAGCTTGGGGCGGCACTGGCCCGGAAAGCCGCGGGCCTTGAGGAATGCGAGGAAAACATCTACTGGTTCTGGGCGCGTTGGCAGGAAACCGCCTTTGACGGGTCGGTGAACTACTCGAAATCGTTCGATATTACGGAGCTGAAAAGCGTCCTGGAAGACCTGCTGACAGCGCGGTCGCTGGTGCCGAGCCGGACGTTCTCCGTCGAAGTCGCGAAGCGTGCGGCGCGTGCCGTGCTTCCGGACCTGGACGCGGAAACGCAGGCGGAAATTGACGCTGAACTGGCCGGAATGGCCGCCTACGAACCGCCTGACGGCCCTGGGGGCGACGAGGCCTAGGGAAATATACCTGGACGCCTTTCGGCGCGCAGAAGCCCTTATAATCGAAAGGTGATCGCGAGCAATGAACAATCATGATTTATGTCTGCCGGGCAATTATCGAAGGCGGACCGAGGAAGTTTACTTCTCCGACCTCGGCAACCGCGATGAATGGCAGGATGATGTTTACGAATATGCAGCGTCGTTCCGGCCCGGATCAGTTGCCGATGTCGGCTGCGGCTCGGCGTTCAAACTGTTGAAGCACTTTCGACACCTTGGATCTGCCGTCGTCGGAATCGATGTGGAACCGACTGTCAGCAGGCTGAGGAATCGGTACCCGGAACGGACATGGTACAGCTCGGATTCATTGCCAGACTGCCGGTTTGACCTTGTAATTGCAGCAGACGTGATTGAACACGTCGCGGACCCACGTGCTTTTCTGCAATTGTGTCTGCGTCTCTGCGCTCCCGGCGGTCATGTTGTTCTGTCGACGCCCGACAGGACGGCGCGCACGGCGGCACTTCCAGAAGATGTTGCGTGTCCGCTCGGGCCGCCGCGCAATGGCGCACACCTTCAAGAGTGGGGCTGGCGTGAATTCGAGATGCTTTGCGGCAGGTACGGCGCAGTTCGCGATCATCGTTCCGGGCTGCGCCTTGGGCAGATGCTTGTCCTGGTTCCGCGCATGACCGCTAACGATGTCGTTTCACTTTGCACCACGGCCATGAACCGGTCCAAGGTGCCCGGCCTCGACGGGCAGGAGCGCAACCTTCTCAAGGCGTCAATTGACAGCTGGATTCGTGCTGCTGAGACCTGGGGAGGACCGTTTGAGATTGTTGTCATCGATTGGAATTCGACCGATACCGATTATGGCTGGCTTCATGACTGCACACGCTTGCGGCATGTTTCCGGTCCGTTCTCGCTGGGAGTGGGCCGGAACTCGGCGATTGCTTCTGCCGCCGGGGATCTGCTGTTTGTGCTTGATGCCGATATGCTGGTGCCTGACAATTTTGTGGCCGACACGCTGCCGGCAGTTCGTGACGGGGTTGCGGTCTTCCCTGGGTACGTACGCGAAACATCGGCTGGCTTGGTGCCAGGGGCGGGATGGGGCAATGTTTGCCTGAACCGCGCGGCCTATAATCGGACGGGCGGCTGGAACGACAGCACGACGTGGGGCGGCGAAGACACAAAGTTTCATCATGCTCTGAGACGGGCTGGCGTTCCCTGGGAGCGTCGTGAGAAGCCCGCACTGATACATCAATATCATGCAAAAGCCGGAAACGGCTGGTATGGGAAAGGCCTGTAGCTATGGCGACGACGTTGAAGGGGCTTGACATCTATGTGGAACCGCGCACGGCCCGGCACGAAATTGAGTTTATTCGGGAGTTCGGGAATTCCGCGATCAAGGCCGGAGCGCGCCTGGTGACCGATGCATCCACGCCGGCGGACTTGTCGGTGGTCTGGAACGGAAGGCGCGTGATCGGCTTCCGGCCATGCCTTTGTATTGAGCTTGGCTGGCTCCCGCGCTGGCGGTATCAGGTCAGTCCCGGCGGGATCAATGCTGCGCATCATCTGGCCGAAAATTCGCTGCCGATCGAGACTGACACCGAAGCCGCCATGCGTCTATTCTGGGAGGCCAGGAAAGGGTCGCGGACATTTCAGTACACACCGGTTGCCTTCCGGAGACCGAGCTGCCGCCTGAATTTCTGCTGGTGCCGATGCAGGTAGAGACAGACACAAACATGGCACACGTTCCCGAGGGCCTCCGAAAAATGACAGGCTTTATCGAGGCCGTCTCACGCTCTGATCCGCCGTGGCCGATTGTCTTCCGAGAACACCCGGCAAGTGACGGCGGGCGCGGGCTTCAGGCACTGCGCGAGCAGGATATTGTCCTCGGTCCAAAGGACGGGACGATGTACGGGCTTTTGCAGCATCCCGGCTGCCTGGGCGTAGTGACGCTGAACAGCAACACGGCACACGACGCGCTGGCCTGGGGGATTCCGTCGGTCACGCTCGGGCGGCATGTCTGGCCGAAAGATTCCGGGCCGATGGTGCATGAACTCCCTGCCGACTGGCGGGCGTTCGCGGCTCTGGCGCATGATGAGTCATGGCGGAATGACCGGCTTCGGTACGCCACGCAGCTTGCAGACATCCAATGGACGCTTGAGCAGGCTTCGGATATGGAGCGTGTATCAAACGCAGTGCTTGACGCGATTGTTTACTGGGAGGGACACCACTGGGAGCCGCCTGCGGTCAACGTGGTGGCGAAAGGGAACGGCTGGCTGTTCGGTGATCTGAAGCGGCGGTACGAGGAACGAGACGGTGTTATTGCAAGCAACGAACCGCTGGTCGACGCAAAGGCGTATATGTTCCTGCGCCCACATGAAGCAGCGGCATCGCCGGATCAGGGGCGAACGATTGTGCAATATCACAGTATGGCGGCACTGGATGACGCCGGCATGAAGGGCTGGACCGACGCCGCCGCGCATATCTTGGTGCACCCGGAGCAGAGGATGAGAGCGCAGCTTCCTGAATCGGACACGCCTTGCTTCTGCGAGCCGATGGGGGCGGACTCGTCGTTCATCGTGCGTTCGGAGATGTCTGACAAGTTCCGGGTCGGCTGGGTCGGGCGGGCGCTGGCCGGAAAGCGAATTGATATGTTCGCCCGTGTCTGCGGCAAGGCGGCACAGCATATTCCCGGCTTTCAGGCGGTGCTGCTGGGCGAACGCCTGGGCGGCGGGGCATCGGCCCTGGGGAGGGCCGGGGTCGACGTGGAAGTCATCAGCAAGGGGGAGATTGGCTACAGGGGCTACCCGGCAGTTTATGCAAGCCTCGATGCGTTGGTGATCACCAGCGAAAGTGAAACCGGCCCGCTGGTGCTGTTTGAAGCGCTGAAATGCGGTGTGCCGGTCATTTCAACGCCGGTCGGATGGTGTCCGCGGCTGATCGCGAATGGCGCAAACGGCTGGATTGAAACCGATGAATCCGCCATGGCGCTGAACCTGAGAGAGCTTGCGGAGAACCGTGCGGCCTGGTGGGCGAAATCAGCGGCTATTGCAGAAACGGCGGCGGACATGGACCTTGACAAGTGGCTGGATGCTACTGTGGAATTTGCGAAGACTGTCTGCCACGGAAAGCAACGTCTGATCGTGGTCGGCTGCGGGCGTTCTGGTACGACGTACTTTGCGCGTGCGTTGCAGTCGGCAGGTCTGGACTTTGGTCATGAAACTCTCGGAGCGGACGGCGGGATCGGCTGGAATCTCATAATGCCGAAATGGCGCTGCCAGTGGCGTGAGACGGACGTCATTCTGCATCAGGTCCGCGAACCGTGGGCGGCTATTGCAAGCCTGACAACACACACCGACGGGGTGTGGGTCCCGGTCTCCGGCATGATCGGGGGGCTGCCTGAAGATCCTGTGCGGAGGGCGGCGGAATACTGGCTGCGCTGGAATCGCCTGTGTGCGGAGGCGGCGGCTGTGACATACCAGGTCGAGTCTGTGGAGGATGAAACATGCCCTGTATGGGACGCACTCGGGAAACGGCCCGGTGACTGCGCGTTCCCGCCCGCTGATACGAACCACCGGCGGCATGACAATATTGACACAGCTTGCCTTCCGAAGTCGCTTGTCAAGGCTGTTACAAGCCTCGGGGCTGAATATGGATATCAATCATCATGACACCGACACTGAAGCAGTTACAGGCCTCCACGTTGCGATCTGACAAGTTCCTGACGTCGCAGATCGAAGACACCGAGAAACGGCTGAAGCGGACACTGGCGCGGCTTGAGAGGAAGGTGATCGACAAGGCATCGGGGCTGTCATTTGACGAAGACGGACGGCTGAAGGGGCCGAAGTGGACACTGAACCAGGCGGTCAAGCTCCACAAGCAGACAGCACGACTGTTCGAGGCGGAGTACGGCGGCTATATCAAGGCGGCAACAGATCGGTTTGACGTGATTGCGGAGCATGTCATCGATGACTTCCAGCGGCTAGATGTTCCGGCGGCATACGGCAAGGTCAGCAAGCGGACACTGAAGGCACTGAAGACACAGGGCTATCAGGTCTACCACACGCTCGGCATCGAGGCGCAGAACCGGATTGCACAGGCGGTGTATGACTCGCTGATCGCCGGGGTGACCTTCTCCGAACTGTCGCGCCGGATCAGGGGCGCGATCACGGGACACAAGGACATCGCCGGCAGACCGCTCACGCAATACGCCAGCCTGTACGCTCAGGACTCGACAATGAGCGTCTACCGGGCGATGCACATTGCGGCGGCGGAGGAGGCCGGGCTCGACCACTACCTGTACACCGGCACGATCATCGAAGGCAGCCGGAGCTTCTGCCGGGACCATATCGGCAAGGTATATTCAAGGGAGGAAATCGATGCAATGAATGCAGAGTCGTGGAGCGGGAAATCCGGTCACCCGCTGACGAGCTGCGGCGGCTACAACTGCCGTCACCACTGGCAGGCGGTGGACCCTGACTGGCTGAAGCAGTCCTGACCTGCTTCAGGTTGGGAAATTCCCAACCTGACCTTACCCGAAATCTTTTTTTTTTGATTTTTTTACGAAAAAACTTCAAAAACAGCTTGCATTCCCTACATTGGAGGGATATAATAATAACAGAAACAGGGGAAACATCCCCACCAACCATTTAGGAGGATGTCATGAAAGCAACCAGAGAACAAGTTGAAAAAATCTTTAATCAAATCGTAGCAAAGAAACATTTTGATTTCTTGGGTGAGTTGGTTTCGCGCTGGGAGTCTGAAAAGGAATATGAAGATTTTGCGGAGTATGAAAAGGCTATCCGTGAAACCATGTCCTATTTGAATATCGTGAAGGTCACCAAACGACCTTTTGGAATTCAGTTCAAACTTCATGGTTCGATTGTTACAGCGAAATATGTGAAAAAAGGCAACATGCTGAAACTCAGTGTTTCTTGGTTATGAAACCAAAAAAACGAGGGTGACAAGATGAAGACTCAGTTCGAAGTCCGGGAAGGGCAAAAAAGACTATTATTTGATGGTAATCGTAATCATCAAGTAACAGTTGAAAAAAAGGTTACTGGTGGTTGGTTGGTGCGGTTGCAAGATGGGCGGTTGTGCGGTCCCGTGGTGGCTGGTCCAACGACATTAAGGTAACAAACAATAAAGGGGGGCGGCGATTGTCGCCCTTTTAAGCACAACCGAAGGGAGAAAACGACATGAAGACGCTAAGACACGGTTATTTATTTGAAATCGAGGTTCGGGAGCAATACCCGGATTACGACGAGAAACCGCAGATTCTGCGGGATATCGAGGAGCATGGTTATGATGCCCAGAGCGACACAGCTCTGCTCACGGTGCTGACTGGCAAGCGCGAGACCGCGAATGCCCTGATGCATGAATTTGGGGGGAGCCTGGAGAGAATCGCGACCGCTACAATCTCCGAGCTGATGGCGATTGACGGGATAGGGAAGGCGAGGGCGATTGAGTTGCAGACCGCCTTTCAGTTGGCAAAAAGGATGCAGAGGCGGGCGGAGGATGGCCGGCCGCGGCTGGAGAGTCCCGGAGATGTTGCGGAGTATATGAGGGAGACTTTCAGGGGGAGGGAACAGGAGGAATTTCACGTCCTGCTGCTGGACACGAAACACCAGATGTTGAAAGATGTGTGTGTGACGGTCGGACTGCTTGACCGTGCTCAGGTCCACGCGCGTGAAGTGTTCCGGCAGGCGATCAAAGAAGCGTGCAGCCGGGTGATCCTCGTTCATAACCACCCGAGCGGTGACCCGGCCCCGAGCGCTCAGGATATCAGCTGCACGAAGAACCTGGTAGCGGCGGGGAATATCATCGGGATCGAGGTGTTAGATCATGTTGTGATTGGGAAGAAGACGAGCGACCGCCCGCGGGACTATCTGAGCATGAGGGAAGAGGGATTGCTGAAATAGCCGAGGGGGCTTCCGCCCCTTCTCCGACTGTCGGGACGGCCTCGACGGTCGAGGATAGAGCGGAAACCACAGAAGGGAGAATGGACGATGCAGAGCAACGAATTAAAACGAGTCAAGGCACTGGCAAAACGGCGAGCACAGCAGGGATCTGACGCCTGGCCGATACTGGACCGAAACGCGCTGAATCCCGGAGAGCTGCAAAGACTAATGGACGGACACGGTGGCAAGCACAAGCTCATCACGAGCCGTAATGGCTATGCGCTGAAGTACATTCCGAGCGATGAAGAGCGCGCTGTTTGGGCGCTGTCGTAAAGAGACAAAGGCGGAAACCAAAAGAAGGAGAGAAGGGAAGATGAGAACAAGCGAAATCAATCCGGCAGAAAATCTACCACAACAAGGAAGCACGAAGATGACAAGGCACAAGACAGAAACACAACCACCGTCGTTGCAAGGCGGGGAGGACTGCGAGCAATGTTACGTCAGCAAGGCGCAACGAATTATTATTGATGTTATTCGGGATGATGGCTTGACCTTCTTCCAGGGCAAGACGTTTGAACAGGTGCGGCGGGAAAACCCGGACGCCGAGAAAATGAGCGTTGACGCTTTCTGCCAATGGCTGGCTGAACAGCAGAGGACACCGATCGAATGGCAGGAAACAACCAAAGAGAAGTTTATGTATATGCTTGAAGTTTTGCCGCCGGCTGCTGGCGCATCCTTTGGCTATCAGGCTTTCCTGGTCGGCGAGCCATGGGATCATGACGCGCTGAACGGCCGTCCGCGCTACCAGGCATACAGGAAGTGGGGCGAATCCTATCAGGTATCGAACCGACCGATAACCGTAACAGAGTTTATGCAGGAAGTGGGGTGAGCAGACATGGTTAAGGACAAAGACGCACGGCAACAAGCACTACGCGACCTGATTGACGCTTCCGGCATGACCCAGCAGCAGGCCGCCAACCACATCGGCGTCAGCCGGAAAGCCGTCGAGCACTGGCTGGGCGGCAGAAGGCGCGTTCCGGAATACGCGCTGAAGGCGATGCGACGACGCGCCTGACTTTCCTCGGTTAGCCCGGCCCCCTGCCCGTTGCCGTGCTAAAAAATTAGCTTTTTTTGCATTTTTTTTGTTTTTTGGGCTTGCATTATACGCAAAAAGCGTATATACTAATAACATGGACAAGGAAAACACAAGCGAAAAGGAGAGCAAGACGATGAAACAATCAGCACTTCAATTAAATCTCTCACAGCAGTTCGAGCTGCCCTCCGGCTATCAGGTTCAGCGAGACGGATTTCGCAAGTACAGCGTTCTCCGGAATGGAGAGGTTATCGCCTCCGGCATTGAATGCTGGAAGTACGCAGGAAACCGCGCAATCCGACACAACCAAGGATTGACCTGGTAATTTGTTAAACCAAACCGAGAAAGGAGAGAGGGACGATGGTGTTGACGACATCGAGGAGCGCGACGACGGTATTTACATCGACGGCGAGCAGGTGGCGGAGGTTGAGTAGCAAGGGGACCACGGGGCAAGCCCGTGGCATGCAACACGGAGGTTACCTTAAAATGAGCGGAGCGCCTGAAGTCAGCGCGGAACGTGTTGTTGGGCTTTTGCAGTCAGACTATTGCGATGCGACGACAACGCAGCGAGACACCGCAAAGAACTCGACGGGATGGTGGTGGTGCGAAGGGCGGCGAATGCTGGCAGAGTCGGTCCTGCGAAAAATCGGCGTCGAACCTGTAGCGCCCAACGCGGAGGTCAGCAGCAAATGAAGCGTAGCGAAATGCAGTCTGCTGCACCGCCTTGTTGTGCTTCGGTTGCCGTACTGTTCGTGCGGGCAGACAGCGGCTACAAGGGCATGGTCGGCGTTGATTGTTGGGACGCCGATCGCGATGCTCTGACGTACCCAGGCGGCATGCCAGTAGTCGCGCACCCACCGTGTCGTGCGTGGGGTGTGCTGGCGCACATGGCGAGGCCGAAGCCGGGAGAACGGGAGTTGGCGCTGTGGGCTGTCGATGTGGTGCGGCGTGAAGGCGGGGTGCTGGAGCACCCGCACGGGTCGCGACTGTGGCGCGAAGCGCATCTGCCAGAATCGGGCCGGTTGCCGGACGCATGGGGCGGGTACACAATTAAAATTAACCAATACCATTTTGGCCACGTCGCAAACAAGCCGACAAAACTGTACGTGTGTGGGTGTCCAGCGTCCTGCTTGCCGCCGATACCTCACAGAGGCGGGAGGGCGCGTAAAAGCATGACGGGGCAAGTGTCAGGGACGGTTCGGTGCACGAAGTACGAGCGCGAATACACGCCGCCAGCACTGCGGGCGTGGTTGGTGGAAGTGGCGCGTCGGACGCAGACGCACAACGCCAGTGCTGAGGCGCGGAGTGCCCGCGCCGGGGAGGACGCATGACATCTCGCAAAACACTCGTAGTCGGCGCGGGTACTCCGTCGCTCTCCAGCACTTTGTTGGCTGCTGGGGTCTGGCCCTTGGTGGCGGCCGGACATCCCGAGCACGCCGCAAGGCTGCTGGACGCGGCGATAGGACGA